TGTTTGATGTGCCATGATCTGACACCCAAACATTGAAGTTCATATCTTTTTGCAGTGACAGACTGTGAAAGATGTCAAACAGATACTGCTGACACCTTGGGTTTTTGTCATGCGTTGGGATGCAATAGCTTACCCTCATTTGCCTACGAATTCCTTTATTTTCCTAGTCAACCTAGGAACAACATCATTGTCACTATGGAATCGTTTGGCAATTTCATAGTTCTCCTCAATAGCATCCTTCCTCCAGTCATACTTGTCTGAATCCAGATGCTTCAGGATAAGTTCAAGTTCTTCCATGTCGTGGAAGACAATCACTCCATCCATGTTGAACCAATCACCAAGGTTGTCACACCCATAGTAGATAGGAACAGTCTTAGATGCAAAACAATCAATGACCTTCTCAGTAAAGTAATTCTTTTGTCTAGAATTCTCTACTGCAATATGGAACTTCGCATTCTCGAAGAAGTCATTTCTCCTTTGGTGAAAAGGAGGAGACTTATGAGCATAATACTGGAGTCCGTTTGATACGTCAATATTTTTGAGCATTTCAAAAATATCCAGACGCATGCGGTGACCCACAGTCTGATTCTTCTCACTAGTTACGAAGGTAACGTTGTTACCTTTGTCGATAAGCAAGTCAGGGAAGTTCAACCAACTAGATCCCCACTCAAACAATTCTGCTTGAGGGTATTCATCTAGCATCCTCTCCGTAAACGTGTAGATCTTATCAAAGTGATAAGCACCACGGAGTGCTCCCTCAGTGACTGTAGGGAGGATGGAGTATGGTTCTGCCAGGAACAGAATCTTTACGTCTGCCTGCGGATCATAATCAAGATTATCAATAGAGATACTGACAGTCTTTGAACCTAGATCAAGATGCTTGTCTTGCCAGGGGTTCCACCACAGAGGATAATATTTGACTGTCATCGGATGTCTTGAAAATGATAATGAAAACCGAAGGTCTCAACACCTTCGTGTTCTGGGCACTCTACTTCTTTAGAGAACCTAGCGGCAACTTCCACTGGAGCAAAGACGCATCCCTGCTCCTCAAAAAGATGCCGGTTGTGAACGCATATGTTTCCGTCCTCATTATATAGTCCGGCATTCATATGCTTGTAGAAGTTTCCTTCGTTGACTTCCCAAGGTATTACTACACGCTTGGGGACCTCCAGTAGTTTTCTGGAACGTAGGGAAAATCCCCCATTGCCGACTCGTTGGTTCTTACCCCAGGGATCGAGGAAGGCGGTAGGGTCGTCTCTCCAGGGGGCACCGATGTAGTCGTACTGTAACCACGTGCTATCCCAAAGCCAAGGTCTAATAACAAAACCATCAGGATGAATAAGGAGGCAATGCGTGGACTGAATATGATTGATAAGGTTATATATGCAATAAAAATTGAAATCATTGATGCTCTGAATTGGATAAGTTTCCTCATACTGTGCTTGATCACAAAGACCTTCCGGTCTTCCTTTGCTGCCGAGAAATTTGACAGCACCCCATTCAATAGACTCGCATGACTTATTTACCGCATAGACAGCTTCAGGAATGTCTACGTCAGCAAGCATCAGCAGTGTGACATCAGGAATTTTTTGCACGTTTCACTGCTCTGTTGAATACTGAGTACAAGTCTAGCAGATTGATGTCGATATTCCTAGCCCGGTCTACTAGTTCTTGACCATCTGTCAGAATAGTTTTATTGATTTTACCAAAGTCATCTACCCACATGACAGGATAGTCCTTGTATAACTCCTGAAGATAATCATTCTTTAGCATGATAGGGACACGCCTCAAGTATAAAACCTCCCAGTTACGATGACAGTCCACGGCATTACCCTGAGGACAGATCATGAACTTGTGGTCTTGGATTGATCTGACATATGTGGCGTAGTCTGTTCGGTCTGAGACGGTGGCATAGGATCTGTCGTTGAACATCTGACGGATGTTACCACGTTCACTGAGGTTAGTGTGCTCTGCATGATTGATGTACAGAAGTTTTCTGGGTTTCGGATCGTTCTCCATAGCAGAGAGTAGAATCCTTTGGCGTTCATCATTAGCACTCAATTTCCTACCCACACCATAGGGGAATGGATATAACTTATCTTTGAATCCCACTGCATTTGCAGCAAAAATTCCCAACACATTGTCAGGAATTTCGATGTCAGAATTGACAGGAGTATCTTCGTTGTTACAGAAGACTATGAATTTTTTATCAGGATGTTGTGCACATAGTTTCATAAGATCATTACGTTTCTGTAGACCATTGATCCACACCTGATCTTTTTTATTACCACACCTAATTGGTCTATGGTACAACCTCACATTGTCAATGAATAGTTTGATGACTTCCTTGTCACACAAGAACTCAGTGTTAGATGAGTTTGCATCATTCATAAAGGCACCGTAGACACCCCCTACCATACCTGCCTGATCACCAAAACTATAATCACAGAGGTCTGCAACCGCTGGTCCCGAAATTAGTTTCATACTTTCACAAACTTTTTCAGTTTACGATTCTTCTGTGCCCTCACATATGAAGGGAAGGTGTCGTCGATCTCCACAACAGTTGGTTGGTAGAGATAGGTGCGTCCATATGGGTCAAGGTTGTGCTTGATCCTGTCCTCCATACTGGAACGGAACTCCTCAGTGTTGTTCTCCTGGTGCTCATAGGCATCCATCTTCTGCCGCACGGTGTCAGCGTCACCAAAGAAACTCCAGTGCCATGAGGCATTGGCAAGTTTGTATGCATCCTGGTGTGACTGACGGAGTTTATCAACACTCATCGTCTTCAGTGTCTTGAAGTCACACACTCGTGTTCCCATCCACTGATCCTCACACTTGACGTTGAGGTAGTAGTAATACAGAGGACCAGTAAGGACATAGTGGTGAGCAGGATCAAACCACTCCTCAATACACTTCAGTGCCTCTGGGTTAGCAATCTCATCGGCATCACTCGTAAGGATGATGTCGTCATCCTTTGCCTTGCCTAGCAGGGCATAGATGGCACTGTCTTTATGGAAGCATGCCCTCTGATAAGGCAGTGGCAGTTTGTAGATGTCTTCCTCCATCATGCTCCTATGATAAGGAACATCCTTCCAATAACTTTCTAGGGTTTCATTGTCATCAATCGTCTCGCGATAGATGATTTTGTCTTCCCACTTCTTGAACCGCTTACGGTTCTCGGCAAAGTACATGGGTTTGGGTTTGCCGGTGAAGGTAATGTTTGCTTCGTTGATAACAAAGTAATCTACTACATTACCAAGGATGTTCATCCTCAGTTCCAGGAGATCAAGTTCATTGTAGAACGTAAAGACATCATAGATTGCCATAATTTATATTCAAAGAGAATCGAACATTAGATGAGGGTGAAGAACTAGAGTGTAAAGTCTTGCCATCGAAGACTACAATCTTACCACGTTCAGGTTCTTCTGTATGTATCACGTTACCCGAGGAGTCAAAAAAGTATGTCTCCCCATCTGATTCATTGGGATAATACAGTGCCACTATGTGTGGTCTGTGATCATCAACGTGAGCGTTGTGTGGTACACCTATAGCATCAGGTCTTGGATACTGTAAGGTCATGTGTGCCCTGGTCATTTTGGCATTAGGCATGTTGATTGCCTTACCTATTTCATCCCAAGGTATCTTGTAGAAAAAGTCAGACGTTGTGCCATTGACATGGAGTAACGTATGACTGAAGTACGGATTCATATCCTTTCTCAAGGCATGATCTTTGTTGCCATAGGCACAGTCCTTGAAAAAATAGTAGGGCATATCATAACACAAGTTCTCAATCAATTTCTGATGAGTAACCTTGAGTCTATACCTTGTAACTAAAGAGGAATTCTCTTTGTTCATCAGTGTTTGCCCATTCTCCGGTCTTGATGTAGTCCTGCAGGACCATCATGTTGATGGTAACATCAGTATTATAAAGCATCTTATAGTTTAGATGCTCTTCGATGCAAATATTTGTGCAGTAAAGGTCAGTGATATTTTCACTACACAATACTGCTGCCATAGCAAAGGTTCCTACACCAGAGGTTGCAACATGCTTTGCTGCCATCAGCGTCGCGAAGTCTTCCGCAACACTTTTAGACTGGACCGTAACCTTAGGATCCCACTTGAGTTCCTCAACAATCGGATTGAATTGGTCAGGTTCCGTAACGACGATTGCACGATCAAAGCTCTCAAGTAATGTACTGTAAAAACAATAAGGATTAGGAACATATTGACCAGGGTTATCAACCCTTTGGTCAAAAACATCTCCACTCCGAATATGAATGACAAGAGTATCAGGATCAACATCCACTCTCGGTAAGCAAAGATACGGACGAACGTATTCTTTACAGAACGCACGCATCTCAGTATAAACTTTTCCAGCATCAATAGGAACTTCATGAAAAGGTCCGTTGTAATAAAAAAACTTTCCTTGAACCCCAGAAGGTTTGACCCCAAAGGGTTGCTCCCACCTTCCGATGATGTCATGCTCCAATGGTTGAATAAATTTTGTTTGATATGCTTGGGCACACATCAAACCTATCGCTGTCTGCTGGATATTATTACCCAGTCTGCCATACCAATGAGATAACTTCATTGACCAATGATAATACTCTTGGCTTCCTGGTCAACACACTCAAATGGTTTCCAGATCTCTTCCGATACAACTTTAGGATCAACCCACCAGTCTTCGTATGGATTACCACCGTTGCATACACTGGCACACACTAATTGGTAACCAAGTTTTTCCAAGAACTTACGTGAGTGATCGCGAATGGTATCACCATCCTTGTATGAGTCATGCTCAAACGTAATGACACTGGCACGGAAGGTATCATGTGGGAATGCTTTCAGTGCTTTGAAAGTAACCTCAGGTGGTTCACAGTCAACAGAGAAATAATCTACACGTCCCTGCCACTTCTCCTTAGCAATAGCATCTGCAAAGTCAAACGTGGTAGCGTCTGCTTCATAGCAATGGTTCTGCCTTGCCATGTCACCATTGAACACCTCACACATAGACTTCTCAATCTCCACAGAGAACCCACGCCAAGCGAAAGCAGTCTCCAGTAGGAAGGTGTTGCTCATGACCTGAGGGTGGTTAGCACCAACCTCAACATACTTTCCTTTACGCTTCCCCTTGAGCATACTGAGGACAAAGATGTCCTGGTATGCTTGAGAGAAGTTGTCAAAGATTTTAGTGTGACCTGAGAAGGGATGGACTAGTGTGTCCCGCTCATAGTTGTAAGTTGTATTCATTGACCCTCTAGGTTCTTTCCGATTTGAGACACGATCCAATTATAAGTCTTCGCAATCCCTTCTTCAAGTGATTGTGAGTAATCCCAATCCAACTTCTCTCGGATCAAATCGTTGTTGGAATTGCGTCCACGGACACCAGTATGAGGAACATCTACGTGGATCTTCTGCACGTCTTTACGTGCCACTGCAGCAGCGGTATCAACCAGTTGGTCAATAGTAACCATCTCCTCTGAACCGATGTTGACAGGACCCATGAAGTCACTCTGCATCAGTCTTCGAGTCGCTTCAATGCATTCATCAATGAACAGGAAGGAACGAGTCTGTAAGCCGTCTCCCCACACCTCGATTGCTCCACCTGAGAGCGGGAGGTAAGCAACTTTGCGGCAGATCGCAGCCGGTGCTTTCTCTCTTCCACCATCCCAGGTGCCTTCGGGTCCGAAAATGTTGTGATAGCGAGCGACCCGAACAGGAATACCGTAATTACGGTTATAAGCAAAGTAAAGTCGTTCGCTAAAAAGTTTTTCCCACCCATATTCTGAGTCTGGTGCTGCAGGGTATGCTGATTCTTCACGACAATCAGGATTGTCGGGGTCTAGTTGGTTGTACTCAGGGTACATACATGCCGAAGAACTATAGAAGATCTTCGTAGGTTGTGTTTTAGCAGGTCTGTTTGCTTCTGTCCACTCCCGTTCACGACCATCAAAAGTCTGATTGAATTTATGAACAGACTCCAGCAGGTTCAGATTGATGCTGGCAGAGTTATGCATGATGTCAGCATCATGCTCACCAGTGAAAATGTAACCAGCACCACCCATGTCGGCAGCAAACTGATAGATCTCATCAAACGTATCGATGTACTGGTAAGGCACTGACTCATAGAAGTTACCTTGCGTTCCCTTGTACTCAATGATTCGTTCAACGAATCGGAGATCCCTTAGATCTCCCTGAACGAATTCATCTGCTTCTGTCTTTGAGAACTCAGGGAACTTGATGTCTACACCACGCACCCAATATCCTTCTGTCTTCAGTCTTGCCACCATATGACTGCCAATGAAACCACCGGCACCCAATACCAAAGCTCGCTTTTGTCTTGCCATCAGTAATTTTCAGATACGTAATTAGAAACAACCTCACCTATGTATTCTAACATAGGTTCAGTGATAACCGGACTACACCCAACAAAGAATACATTGTCAAGGACTTTACATGCGTTGGGATAGTTTCTTGCCGGTTCAATGTGCCTATATGCAGGATGCATTAGGATATTTCCTGCAAAATAGTTTCTTGTTTGGACCTTATGGTCCTCTAAATATTTTACAAGACGGTGTTTGTGATCATCACACACGATGGGAACACCGAACCAGCTTGTCTCTGCATGCTCTTTCTCTTCAATAACCCGAGCACCAGGAATTTGACTGAAGATCTCGTGAAGTCTAGCTTTGTTGCTACGACGGATGCGATGTATCTCGTCTTGCTTAGTCAGTTGTACCAACCCAATAGACCCCTGCAAATCGGCAGGCTTGAGGTTGTATCCCTGAACGCCAAAGACATACTTATGATCGACATCTTGGTCGTACCCTTCCAACCATCTATCGAATCTGGCACCGCAGACACCACCGGCCAGTTTGTTCTGGGATCCTACACAATAACAACCTCGCCCCCACCAGGCAAAAGACCTGGCGATCTGGACGATCTCCTCAATGTTGGAGGAAACCATCCCGCCTTCAATCGTGCTGATATGGTGCGCTGGATAGAAAGAACAAGACGCTGCGACGGCATGTTTGGTAAGCAACTCTCCTCTCCACTTGGAACCGAGCGAGTCACAGTTGTCAGCGATATACCTCAGGTTATTCCTATCGACAATCTCGATGAACTTATCGAAGTCATAGGGATTTCCCAGAACAGGCGAAGAAAAAAGCGCCACGGTTCTGGGAGTGATCTTAGACTCTAGTTGATCAAGGTCCCAGTTGAGATCATCATAGTTGATGTCTACAAATACTGGTTTGAGACCGTTCTGGATGATGGGATTGATAGTGGTAGGGAAACCACAGGTGCAGACGATGATCTCGTCACCATCATGCCAATCAAAATACTTCTTGAGAGCAGCAATCATCACCAGGTTGGCAGATGATCCACTGTTCACCATGATTGAGTGACCAAATCCAAACTGCTTAGAGAAAGCACGTTCAAATTTGTTGACTTCTTCACCAGCAGGCAACCACTTACCCTCTAGCAGGGTGGTGATAGCAGCAATGGGTTCTTTCTCATCCCAATAGGGACCAGAATAATAAACATTGTCACCATGCTTCCACCCCTTATTTGCCATGTAGGGGAATAGTTTTTCTCCGTCTCCTTCTAAGTATTCGACGAACTCTGCGACCTTATTCTTCAGAGACATAGTGACTCAACAATCTCAACGTGATCCATGGAGGGTTTGAACCCCAACTCCTGTAGTTTACTTGTATCTAGATAGAAGTCCTGAGTCTGGACATCCTTGTGAAACTTTGGTGGTTCGATGCTATCTATATGAGATCTAGTACCCAGGCAAGCAGCAGCAGTATCAATAAGATCAGCAATGGTGGTAGGTTTACCTGACCCGATGTTGTATGTGGTATTCAAATCCCCGTCATCAATCACCATCTTGATAGCACGACACACATCATCGACATGCATAACGTCACGACGATGACTACCACCATCATATAGATTGATTGGTTTGTCAACTTTGAGTTGATTGATCATCCACATGATTGCATTCTTTTGCTTTGATGCTTTGGGATCATCTCCCAACACATTACACAAGCGAAGAATACGATACTTCATGTCGTATACATCACAGAAAGACTTGATCAAGTCTTCTGCACACTTTTTAGTGATGCTATAGAACCCAGTAGGATTACATAGAGACTCCTCAAACGCAGGAACCTCGCCACCCTTACCATAAACAAACCAGGATGAAATGAAGTTGAACTCTATGTCCTCGTTACGACAATGCTCTAGGACATCACATAACACACGGAGATTAGTATCAACATCTAAACCAACTTCTTTGTGGACGTTGTAGTTGTCCACAGTAGAGATCATGTAGAGGATCTTCTTAGTCTTTGGTTTGTATTCATCACGTTCCTGTATCAAGGTGTCAGGATACATCTCAGCATACCTACCGCCAACAAACCCAGGACCGTAGAGAGTGACTGGACTGTTGAATGATTTCACATTCCCCATCTTTCTAAGTACCATGATACAGTTGCTCGCAATCCAAGTTCAAATTCAATTTCGGGTTCCCACCCCGTAGTCCTTGTTATTTTACCATGATCTATGGCATACCGCTTGTCCTGTCCCGGTCTTTGATCTGAGATACCAATAAGACCATAAGGTTTATCGATAATATCAAGCACCATCTTGGTGACATCAATGTTTCTCATCTCACATCCACCACCAATATTGAATTGATCGTTGATGATACCGTGTTCTTCCAGAGACCAGATTGCTTTGCAGTGATCTACCACAGACAACCAGTCACGAATCTGTTGACCACCACCATACATGTAGGTGATGTTATCCTTCATGGCACGTTTGATAATCTTAGGAATCAGTTTCTCTTCGTGCTGATGCCTTCCATAGTTATTACTACAGTTGGTAATCAGATACGGTAGATCATATGTGTTGTGCCATGTCTTGACATAATGATCTGATGCTGCCTTGCTTGCAGAGTATGGGTTCCTAGGATTGTATGGAGTCTCTTCAGTAAAGAGTTCTATGTCATCATACTCAAGAGATCCATACACCTCATCAGTAGAAATGTGATGGAACTTTTCGATCCCCATGTTCAGGGATGCGTTGAGTAGATTGATAGTACCAACAACATTTGATTCTAAGAATGGTCTGTAGTTGGTAATACTATTATCTACATGACTCTCAGCAGCAAAGTGCCATATCTTTCTTGGAGCATACTTCTCAAATAAGAAGTGAACATGCTCTTCATTTGTAATGTCACACCATTCAAACTTGAACTGCTGTGACCTAGGGATGAACCTCAGGTCAGCAGCATATGTCAGGTTATCAATAACAACAATCTCTTCATCAGTTCTCTTACGAAGGAAGTGTAAGAAGTTACTCCCGATGAACCCGGCACCGCCGGTCACCATATATGTCATGTCAACAATTCCAGAAAGGTCGGTGCGTGACGACCGTAGTCATCTTCTAGTCTAACAATATCTCTCTCACTACACTCACCTCTTTGCACCTCAATAAAAGTGAGACCATCCTCACTTGCTGTGGCACGATGCCGTTGCTCAATACCTATGGTAAAGCAACTGCCAGGTCTAGCATCGTGGTCACAGTTGCCAAGAGTTACCATACCTGAACCATCAATGATGACCCAATGTTCGGATCTTTTTCTATGGAATTGTAGTGAGAAACGTTGCCCTGGATTGACGTGGATCTTTTTTACTCTGTATCCTTCGCCATCCTCAATAGTTTCATACCAACCCCAAGGGCGATCTTCCCTCATCCCATTACACCTGAGTTCAAAAGATCATACTCCAACTTGTCGATCACTACATCGTAGTTTTTTTCTTGATCCTCATAGAAGTAAACTTCTTGATCTTTGTAGTGAGTAATCAAGTTTTCGTAGAGGGAGGGGTGATCAAATTCTAGATCAGTTTTTTCCTCTACAGCAGCAACCAAGATTTGAGTGTAGTTTTTGAACTTGGAAAGGAATAATCCTCTGGACATTGGGAGAGCGTATTTGACAATAGTATAGTAGACCCAAGGGGTCTTGTCAATATTTATCGCACATCATATTGCAATCTACGTACCTTCCTCTGCTTCCTTTGCTCCTGATACTGGAGGTCTTCGGGTTTCAGATAACTGGATGGTTTATGGACCTCAGGGGTACGCTGAGGGATTGCTACCTCAACCACCATCTCAAGATCCATGGCAGTAATCTTACCATTATAATACGACATCACATTAGGGCAACCACAGGTAGTAAACCTACCGAGGTCTTCCATTTCTTTATTACATTGCAAGCATTTGAATCTATGTTCCATTAGACCTTCGTACCTCCTCCGGTGTTAGTTCCTCTAATACGGTAAGCAGATTCCTTTGTACAGAATAGTTGTACTGACATTCTAAGACCAGCTTCTTTCTCAGTAACACATGTAGGTGTCACTGCATGCCTTTCTTCACCCTCATTGATTACTAGGATGTTTCTTTTGGGTTGAATTGTATGCAACTTATCATCATGATCCTTCCACAAGAAGAGACCACCATGTTCAGCAGGCCAGTCAGTCAGGTGGAGGGTGGCACCATACACATAGTCACCATCATTATGCCAGTTGATACCAGAACCAGGCAACCACACATGGTAGTTGATAGCAGTAGGCACAAATGGTAACCAAGGTGAGGTCTCATTCCTCAACCGCTTGTAGATATCTGTGCATGGTTTTGCCGACAGACAAAAACTCTTCATAGAAAGAGTCTGGAGTGTGGCACCCCACTTCCACTTGCTGACTCCCCAGCAATCATGTTTCTTCTTACTATTGATCTCTCCAATACATTGGTCGATCAAATCTTCAGAAACAGGATAATCAATGATTCGCATTACGGATTTCGTCCAAGTTATCGTTGAAGATTGCCAACCCAGCGTCAGTCAGAACATGGTTATACATCTTCTCAAAAATTGCTGGCGGCATGGTCACAATGTCTGCTCCATTATAGAAACAGCGAGTAACCTTATACACATCACGGAGAGATGCTGCAAGCACCTTAGTCCTCACACTTTGGCGAGCATACAACTCACTAATAGATCGGACAAGTTCGAGACCACTAATGCTGTTGTCATCATAGCGACCCACGAATGGGGAAACATATGTAGCACCTGCTTTGGCAGCAAGGATTGCCTGAGCAGCACTAAAGATCAGGGTGACGTTGACCTTGATCAGTTCTCTTGAAAGTTGCTTACATACCCAGAGACCATCAGGGGTACATGGAACTTTGATTGTAGCACAGGATCCGAATTTTTTGGCGAGACGGAAACCTTCTTCATGCATCTCCATTGCATTACCACCCACCTCCATGCTGACATCGGTGAGACCCATGTCAATGAGTTCCTGGTAAACATCGTCAGGACATCTACCACTCTTCAGCATCAATGTGGGGTTAGTTGTAACTCCATCAATCAATCCAGTGTGCATGTGGCGATTGATGACTTCAGTATCCGCAGTGTCCAGAAAAATTTTCATAATAATGAAGAG